AGCAGAATGTACAATATTCCTGTCGATAATATTTTTTTGCCCACTAAGTCAACTTTAAGTTGAAAAACTAAATAGAGAGGAAAGAACCATGAACGATTTTTACAGCAAACTTAGACAGCAACTGCATTCAAATGCAGAAGCTGTCAATTACTACGCAAAAGAAAAAGACTTAGGAAGAAACCATGTCAACTATGGTGCATGCACAGCTCTGGCAGGAGTACTTAAAGAGTTGGGACATCCAACATCTGTTGCAGTATATGAGAATGATGAAGGATATCTGCTGGTACCGTCTATAGAGATAGACGGAGTAAAGAGAGTCGTTTGAGGAGGAAAAGACCATGACAAAGGAAGAATCACTCAGACTTGAGAAAATCCTCAAGAAAATAGATAAAGCAGATGAGATGAACTGCAATAAAGAGGAAGAATACAACAGCTTCTGTACTAACACGAGAGAGGACTGGAATGAGGAGCAGTATCAGAAACTCAAGAGAGAAAAAGCACTCGCAGAGGCAGCATACTTTGCAAGCCTCATTGAGCTTAAGGCAGAGGTGAAGTGCATGCTGAGTAAATAAAGAATACATCCGGGCTTACCGGAGCACCGCAAAACTACCCATACATATAGCAAATCTTCTTGTAAACCATAATAAATCCATTTCGTGTGGTGCTCCGGTAAGCCCGGGGGAGAAATCTGATTTAGGAAGGAGTGTGAGAAAAATTGAAACTAATATTCATCATAGCATTGATAACTTGCTTGATAGGGTGGCTTGAAAATAAGTGGACAAAATATGCGTTGATTGTATGGATCATACAAAAGACGAACACTCAGCCATCAAAAGAGGAGATGGTTGAGTGCAAGAAATTCGTGATAGAGCATGTGATAAAGGATTTATGTAAGCCCAAACTGTGATTTTATGATAGCGCAGCATTTAAGAGAGAAGGGATTGAAAAGGATTGAAAACACTGACAGACCTATTTTATAGTGCGTATTTGCCTCGTCAGAAGCGGCACCATCTCTCAATGACACTGAAAGAAAAACCCGGTGAGCACACAATCAGGATTTTGCAGAATGGCCGGGAAATAATCAGAGCCACAGGAGACGAGAGAGAACAGGCATTTCAGATGGCAGCCAGAGACCTGGTAAGAAGATTTCCGGCTAAAGGAAGGTGATAAAGACGGAGAAAGCAGATTTCAAGCTCAAAGAAGTAATAAGCAGAATAGGCCCGGTATCTTACATGGAAGTGTATAGATCCACGAATGAGGATGTCGAGCTTGTGTACAAAGGCATAAGAGTCAGGGCACATGATGAGATAGAGGACTTTGATTCACTCGGAGTGAAATTTATTGAGTTGATTGACAAGCCAAGACTCGGAATGAGGATTTGGGTATATTAGGAGGTCACTTATGGAGAACAAACTTAAAGAGGCACTCAAAAAACTTGGAATTGAAACAGCAGAACAGTTAAACGCTGCCATCAAGGCAGAGAAGCCACTTGATATCGGAATCATGACATCAGAGGTGGCAAAAGAACAGAAAGCAGCATCATAAGGAGAGAAAAACCATGAAATTATTTAAGAAGCACACAGCAGGAATGAAACAATACAAGGAATTTAAGAAGTGCATCGGCATGATCGGAAAGATTGAGGAGAGCGCAGATGTAAAGGAAGCTGCACTCACAGCCGGCTACATAATCGGTGTAGTGAAGGAGAGACACGATAAGAGACTCATCACCGACAACATGTTTGAGACATTGAAGGAGCTGACGGATATCATGCTTCAGGATGTGAATGAGCGCATGGAGAGCGATACACCATATGTCATGCAGATTGAGGCATAAAAAAATCCGGTCGGGAAAATCTAATTTTCTGACCGGACTTTGCATGAAAAAAACAACAATAAAAAGAAAAACCATAAAAATATTATAACACATTAAGAGGAAAAATCCATGCAACATAGAGATTTTGTAATAAAAAGTATTGAGAATATGTCAGGCAGGCACTCACCATATGAGGTGTTTGCCGACTGGGTGAAGATGTCGGCCATATCTCTTCAGAACGCGTGCATGATGATACATGACAAGGTATGGGAAGACAGGGAGCAGCAGTACATGCTCACCCAGAAGAAATACACAAAGGATGAAATGATGACATTCTCAAGCATGCTTGCAGCAGTCACTCTCACATTCGACGAGAAATTTGATGATGCGCTCGGGGATGTATACATGAAATCCGGATGCGGAAACAAGGGCACCGGCCAGTTTTTTACACCATATCACGTATCATATGCCACTGCAGCGGCAGGATACACCAACGACATAAAGAAGCTGTCGCAGGACAATGTCATAGAGGTTGCAGAGCCTTCCTGTGGTGCAGGAGGAATGATTATAGCGGTAGCACAGCTCATGAAAGACAATGGACTGAATCCACAGAGAAATATGCATGTCACAGCGCAGGATCTTGACTGGACTGCAGTATATATGACATACGTGCAGCTCTCACTCTTAGGCATCCGGGCGACAGTGGTACAGGGAGATTCACTCGCTGAACCATACAAGCCGGGTTATCCGAAGGAAAGAGTGTGGCGTACACCGGCAGAGATGGGGGCACTGCTATGAGAGATAAGCTTCTGGAAGAAATACTATGTATTCTGACAGGCGAGAGCATAGACACAGAGAAAGTCAGAAGCAGGCTATACATCCTGCTCAGCAAGTACGAGATTGAAGAACGGTGCACAGAGCTGTCCACAGTCCACGAAGATGACATCTCAAAGTACATCAGATTGTTTTTAATCAACAAGAAAGTGGCAGGGCGGACAGAACGCACGTTAGCCTTTTACAAAGGACAGCTCAACAATTTCTTTGAAGGAGTCAACAAATCTCCTATTGAGGTCACATCAGACGATATCAAGCTGTATCTGGCAACCAAGGAGATAAGAGATGGCAACAGCAAGGTCACAATCGCAAACACCAGCCGCGCGATAGCATCATTTTACAAATGGATGACCAAGGAAGAGTACATCACCAGAGACCCGATGTACAAAGTGGACAGCATCAAGGTGCCAAAGAGAAAAAAGCACGCATTCACAGAGCTTGAAATTGAAAAACTAAGACAGATTATAACAGATAAGCGTGACACAGCTATTCTTGAAGTTCTCCTGTCAACATGGTGCAGAGTCAGCGAGGTTGAGCAGATGAACATATCAGATATCAAAGGTGAAAAGATGGAAGTGCTTGGAAAAGGTGAAAAGACAAGGACTGTATATCTTAACGCAAAGGCACAGGTGGCGCTATCAGATTATCTTCAGAGCCGAACCGATAAGAACGATGCACTTTTTGTTTCACGACGAGGGAAGGCAACCAGATTATCAAAAGGCAGTCTTGAAAAAATAACCAAAGATTACGGCGAGAAGTGCGGAATTGATAAATGCCATCCACATAGATTCAGGCGAACAGGCGCTACATTCGCTCTGCGCAGGGGAATGCCTATAGAGCAGGTCTCTAGGCTATTAGGTCACGAAAATATAGAGACCACACAGATATATCTTGACATATCTGAGGATGCGCTGGAGCAGGCACACAGAAAGTATGTATAAGGAGCAGCAGTATGACACTTGAAGAACAAAGAGAACAGCTCTTTGTAGATTACTACGAAGAGTGGATGACAAAATACAAGAAGGATGTCGTGCGAGAGGTAACATACATAAAATACAAGACAACACTAAGATGGCTGAAAAAATTAGCACCTGACGTTACGATGAGACAATTAACAAAGTCAGAGTATCAGAACATCCTGAACAGATATGCTCTCGAACACGAGAAAACTACAGTACAGGACTTTCACCATATGCTGCGAGCGTCACTGATAGATGCGTACGATGAACGGATCCTGGAGAGGGATATCTCTCACAGGGCAGTAATCAAAGGCAAACTGTCAAACATCCATAAGCGCACAAAATACCTGAACAAGAAGGAACTGGAAAAGCTGCTTGAAGTGCTTGATACCGGAAACAAAATCAACTGGGACTGGTTCATTATGCTGATTGCAAAGACTGGGCTCAGATTTGAGGAAGCATTGGCACTCACACCGGGCGATTTTGATTTCAACAACTTGAAGATACACATTACGAAAGCATTCGATTACAAGATAACAAATGAGTTTTGCAAGACAAAAAACGAATCATCTGTAAGATCGATTCTATTGGACTACCGCACGGCACTCAATTTTGAGAAGCTGACAAAAGGCATGGATCCGGACGAAAGAATATTTAACTTCGGACCGAGAATCTACAGCTCAACAGCCAACAATTTTCTTCACAGAAAATGCAAAGAGGCAGGCATACGTGAGATATCCGTTCATGGTTTGAGACATACACACGCATCGATTCTCATGAGTGAGGGCGTTACACTGCCGAGCATATCAAAAAGACTCGGGCACTCAAGCATGGAGACAACACAGAGAGTATACCTGCACCTCATTCAGGAACTGCAGGTAAAGGATGATGGCAAGATCATGGCAGCCATGATGGAGCTGATGTAGGAGGAAAACATGCCAAAATACACAAAATACTTAGAATTTTCACAGAAAGAAAGAACAGCAATCCGCGAACGTGACAATTATATGTGCATATTCTGTCAGGTAAGCTACAGGATGCCACCGGCAAATGAGATGGGGAGAAATATGCAGGATATAATGCACTATATCCCGCGGTCATCATTGGGACTTGGCATCAGACAGAACGGAGCAGTAGGATGCCGCTACCACCACAATATGATGGACAACGGCAGCAGTGGAGAACGCAAAGAAATGCTCGGCATGTTCAAAGAATATTTGGATGTGTTTTATCCGGATTTTACAGATGCGGAGCGAAAATACGATAAATGGAGTTTTTTAAAGGAGAAACCATATGTTTGATAAGTTTGGAGAATTTGATTCGTTCAGTGAGATTAACGAGCTCGCTGAAAACCTGCTTAACGAGGGTGATATAGAATCCCTCAAGGTAGTGGCAAAAGAAAATGGAATACAGGCTGATTTCGTGAACCTATACACGCATGGTGAAATCCCGGAGCTGTGCGATAAGCTCACGGCGGCACTCGGCAAGATTGATGTCGAGGCGGCAGAGCTTAAACCAAAGGAAATCATGGAAGACTGGGTGGAGTACCTAAGAGGCCAGTGCATGGAGAACGAGCTCCTGGCTCACAATGTCAGAAAGAAAGGCAAAACATTGAAGGGCTGTATAGCCGCCATCCTGATGTGGTCCTTCAAGAATCAGCAGACGGTGGACAAGGATATCATCAAGGCAGCAGGTGTATCAGCGAGCAAAGTCACGCTCGGCATACCGGGCATGGCAAGAGCCAAGAAGATAATCACAGACTACTACATGGGAAAGTAGGCGCTACAGATGAAAGAAAAGACAATAGAAAAAATACCATACCTAGGACTACAGAAGATAAGCAGAAAAAAATCTGTGAAGTACATTGGAGTTACTGCAGTCAAGATCATAGGACATAAAAAGCACCTGCTCCTTGAGGTGTACGAAAATAAAAAGGAGTCAAAAAAGATTCCTGTGGTGAGAATCACACTTACCAAGAAGGACTTCGGAACGTACTGGCCGGACAAAAATATATGGACGCGCCAGCAGGTTTCATATTACAGACCAATATGGATGGAAACATACACCGGGGGAACCCTGACAGATGAAAATATCCTGCAGAGCCCGGAAGACCTTGAGAGGATAAAGAACTTTTGCGGCACCAAGCTTTTCGATGCTTCTTGGTGGTGGGAGCACATATCAAGATACGAGGCCGACATCACATCAACAGAAAGGATAAACAGAGTAGAGCGAGAGCGCAAGAGACGCCAGGAAGCACTGAAGGACAGACAGGCAAACACCAAGGCACTACCTGAAAAAGCAATACTGTACAGAGCTGATCACGCGTATTTCCATGATGAGCACTTTCTATATTACAAGAAGCATGGAAGCCGGGCTGACATAGCCTGCAGTAAGTGTGGCGGTGTGACCACTGCAAGATGGAAAAGCAGTGGAGCATACGAGGACCAGTTTGAGAGAAACATAGAAGAGCCGCGAGAGAACAGCTTCGGCACATGTCCTATGTGTGGTGCACGCGGACAGTACAAGTGCAAAGGAAAAGTAAAAGGCAGCATCAGAAAAACCCGGTATCTGTTTCTTGGCCAGAAATATAAGGACAATGGTTTTGTTATGAGATACATACAAGTAGAGAAAGAGTGGACACTCGGCTTCATTGCAGGCGAAAACGGCAATGAAATGTACAACGCATATGAAAAGCTGTCGGGGGTTGAACTGGCAAGGGCATATTTCGAACCCGGCAAAAAGGTGCAGGTTGACTACAACAAGCATGATCCGTATGTAGGAAAAGACTTTTGGGATGATTGCAATCTATATGGCTTGTCAAGCATCAGAATCAATTCCGGGCCAATACTTCCCGAGACATACGATGAGATGGCAGGAACCATGTTTCAATACAGCGCCATGAAGGAATACACAGACAGCCTCATGAGCGTATGCAATCCAGTTGAGTACCTTGAGTGCTACATGCGCACACCTCAGCTTGAAATGCTTGTGAAGATGCACCTGATAGGAGTGGCTGAGAAGCTTATCAAATGCCAGTATGGAATCATCGAAGATGAAACAGCAACGAGACCGGATGAGTTTCTCGGCATCAGAAAGGAAAAGCTCAAGCTGCTCATTAAGGAAAAGGGAGACATAGGTTTGCTGAGGGTTCTACAGATGGAAAAGAGGCTCGCGGAGAACTGGACAGATGAACAGGTGCAGCAGCTGGCAGAGACCGGACTCACATACACACAGGTCGTGCTCGCAGAGAAATATATGACATTACAAAAATTTTTAAACCGCATAAAGAAATATGCATGCTGTGATTACGGAGGCTGCAGTCAGTCGGTATACAGAATCAGACACATGGCCTCTACATACGCTGACTACCTGAGCATGAGAGAAGACAGAGGCTACGATCTGACCAACACGGTATATCAGTTCCCACATGACCTGGATGAAGCCCACGAAAAGATGGTGGAAGAGGTCAACAAAGAAAAACTGGACAAGCATCTGAAGGATGTTGCGGTGCGATTCCCGAACATTCGACACAACTATAGGAAACTGAGAAATAAATATTACTACGAGGATGAGACATACATCATCAGACCGGCAAAGTCAGCAGAGGAAATAGTAACAGAGGGACGAGTACTTCATCATTGCGTTGGCGGAGATAACTACTTAGGAAAACACAATCGGGGAGAGACGTACATACTTTTTCTGAGGTTCAAGGACACACCAAATATGCAATATGTCACTGTCGAGATTGATTCCGAGGTGCCGAACATACTGCAATGGTACGGAGCTCATGATAAGAAACCTGACCAGGAGAACATACAGAAGTGGCTCAACAGCTATATACGAATGCTTGTGACAGGAACACTGAGGACAGCAGATATGCCGGCAATGGCTATAGCATAGGAGAAAAACATGATTTTTATAAATTCACCATTCACGATTCTGGATGAGGCTTTTCGGGGACTCTATCCAGACAAGAAATACAAAGCCTGCATTGAGCCGGACATAAAAGACAATGAAGGAAATCAAGCGTTCGGGTTCACGCAGTTCAACAAAGGAGAAATACCAGTCATCGCAATCAGCGCAGAATTGAGCATCACGGATGCAACGGAGATATTCGCACATGAACTGGCTCATGTAGCAGCAGGCGAGGGAGCAGGTCACGGAGAAAGATGGGACGAGGAGTTTCAGAAGATATTTAATGAGTACAACCGGATAGGCAGGGAAAGGTTCGGAGAAGACAGAAAAGAGGAAGATATATGGAATACGTGCAGATGACACTCGATGACTGGGTGCAAATGAAGCAGAAACTGAGGCAGGAGCTTATAGGAGTGAAGCAGAGCTTCGTGAGAATAGGCTATGCGCTCAGACAGATTGACGACCAAAGGCTTTATGAGAATGACGGCTACAAGAGTATAGCAGAATTTGCTAAGGCTGAGTACGGACTTGAGGCATCCACCACAAGCCGATTTATGAGCATCAACCGCGAATACTCGATTGATGGATATTCGGAACACTTGAGGCCGGAGTATACGGACCTTGGAAGAAGCCAGCTTGAGGAAATGCTCAAGCTCCCCGACTCTGACAGGCAGATGATACAGCCTGAGGCATCAAGAGAGGACATAAGAGAGCTAAAGAGATTCAACAAGATCGAGCCTGCAGCGGGTGTGGCAGATGACACAAGCCAGCTAATAGAGAAATTCTTTGAGGACAAGAAGGATATCCTCAATGAGGTGTACTCAAACGAGTTTGATGAGGAGTCAATGAGCCGATTTGCAGAAATTGTAAATCCGGCCGGAAACCGCTCATTCAAAAAAGGTCTTTACTTTATGATGATGTACGAGAATCGCGTCACAATCAAGAAGTTTGGAGACACACCAAAAAATATGTCATGGTGGGAATTTTACAAGCTTATGTGCTCTATCTTTGATGAGGACGCAGCAGGCGCCAGAACGTGGCAGAACCATTTTGGAGGAGACGATGAAACACAGGAAAATGAGCCAACAGGAGAGCATACTACAGCAGAAACTCCTGAGCCAGAGGCTGACAATGCAGCAGTTGGAGAAGCTGGCACTGATGAGGTCGAAGAGACTGAATCGGGAAGCGTGGCAGATAATGAGCCGGCTCCTGGAGCAGGAGAAAAGCAAAAGAATGATTCCACCGACGGAGATACAGACTGCAGAGAGGATAATAGAGAGCCTGCGGACAGGCCCGAGGAACAGACAGGAGAAAAGAGCCTTACAGAACAAATTGCGCCGGCGCAAAAATCCCCGCAAATCCTTGAAAAATCAGAGCCTGAGAGCATCGAAAAGGAAGAAAATGAAGCCCAAAGCATAGAGGAAAATGAGCCGGAGATAGAGGACGAAAAGCCGGAGACAGAAGTCATAGAAGCATGCATGACAAGAAGAGAATATATGAACACTCTTACGGTGGCGAAAATGGCTGATTACATAGCAGAGGAGCATCACAGTGGCCACTTATTGGCATCAGATTTAATTTTCCCGGAGAAAATCAGACAATGGCTCAGAGACGAGGTTGACAGATATGGAAAAGCACAAAGTTAGGAGGCAAAAAATGAGTAAAAGTAATGCATTCGCACAGGACCTCAACAGAGCAGCACGAGAACCGATAGGAGGCTTGTCTATTAAGCAGATAAGGCAGCAGGTTATAGACCGCCTGCAGGGTAAGAGAACCGTCAGCGTAGATTATCGCAGAATAAGAACAGATCAGCACGGACGTGAGGATGATGAGCCTACAGGCAAAGAAACGCTTGAGATAGTTGCTGTAATGAAATATTTCACAGTTGTTAAGAGACACGGACTCAAGACATGTATCCTGCATCAGGACATGTTTTATATCGCAGGAATAGGAGGGACGGAATGTTTATAGATTGCGCAAAGTTAGAAAAAATCTTAAAAGCTGATTACAAATCGTGGGGCGTTAAGTTCGGTCTCACAGAGAAAGGTATGTACATCCTGAACGGTACCGGCTGGATGATAGAAGCCGACAACACAAAAATCACAAAGGAATTTTTAGGTACCGTAATCAAGACATGCGGCCTTGCACCGGAAAAGGGCGAGTTCATGACATACCAGAAAGGACACGACCCACAGTTTGAAACGGAAAGAAAACCACTCCTGTGGGACATGACGGAGGATACAAAGGAAGCACTAATCTCACCGATTAAGATCATGCAGAACGACAACATGATGACGGTAGTAAAAACACCGGGCGGAGCACGCCTCATCAACGATGCGCGCTTAGCAATGGTCAACCCAGATAAGTGCCGCGATGACGAAAATCCACCAAGCACCTTTGCAGTGCACGGAGACTGGCTCGTGTCATGCAATGACGAGATGGCAGTCGGGATATGCTTCACGAGTCCCGCCTACAAGCCGGAGCTTGAGGTCTTAAGACTCCTCTCGGGAGTAGATTTCTACTGGATAGAGACGCCACACTATGAGCTATAGGTTGAAACACCTGCGAAAGCGAAAGAAACCTGGCATGCGAATTATTTATATCACGAAAAACTGATTTGTAAGCCATTTAACAAAGGGAGCCCTTACCCAGCTCCCTTTACCTCGGAGGATAATAATATGAAGTGCAAAATATGTGAAAAAGAATTCGAATTAAAGAAAGAAGAAAAATATTTAGCGACAGAGAAAGTAGCAGCTTTTGGAACCTTGGCAAAACTACCAAAAACGTTTGAGGCATTCGACTGCCCACATTGTGGCTGTCAGAACATAGTGAATATCAGAGAGGAAGAGGCAACCGACTATGATGTGGATAAAGTAGTGGAGCAGTTGAGTGATAGACGCACACTGTCAAGACCTGTTGACTGGTCAAAAGTTGCAGTTGATACACCAATACTGGTAAGAGATAATATTTTTTCCAAGTGGGTTAAAAGATATTTTGCGAAATATGCGAATGGAAGAGTTTACGTTTGGAACAATGGATCAACATCGTGGAGTGGCAATGGGTGTACACCGTGGAAACTAGCCAAACTTCCGGATAAGGAGAGCGGTGATGGAAGATGAAAACTTCTTTGAAAAATGCAGAACTTGTCAACACTGTTATACGAAAAATGATGACGATTATGTTTATTGCAGGAAAAGAAATGAAAAATGTGAATACAAACCATATAAATTGAGAGGTAGAAAGAATGAAAAAAGAAGTTGACGGAGTAGTGGTCGAGGCAAAAAGTATTCTGACTGCGCTAAAAATCATTAAGACAGTGTGTGAGGATAACAATTGTTCGACCTGTCCTTTTGGAAAAAATGATTTCTTTTGCTCAATTACAGACACGACACCTAATGCATGGAAAATTAATAGTGATACCGGTGTATGGAGGGCATTGAAATGAATAAAACAACAGAGATTTTTGTATCTCGATTAGAACAAGTGAGAAAAGAAAAAGGGCTTACACAAACAAAATTAGCAAGCAAAGTTGGTATTACCAAATCAGCTATGTCTTGTTACATCAGACGCAAAAGAATACCTAGAGGCGATATATTAGTTAGCATAGCACGAGCACTAGACGTTAGCATTGACTATCTGGCAGGAATATCAAATGTTAAAAAGAGACAGACCAATGCCGACAGGATAAGGAATATGCCGGATGAAGAGTTAGCAGAGTTTCTTTGCAGAGTAAAATCAGATTATCAGCGGATGGAACATGAATTTCCGAGCAAAGAAGAACACAGCAAGTGGGAAGAATGGCTTCGGTCAGAAGCAGAATAGGAGAATAATATGTCAGGAATAGATTTAATAGTATATGGGATGCTCTTAGCGTTCACTATGATTGGAACAACAGAGTTTGTAATAGGGCTGTTATTGCTTAGGGAATACGATAAGCTTCAGAAAGAAAAGGAAAAGTAGCATGGCATGGTACGCACTTTACAAATGGTACAAGAACTGAAGCAAAAAAACTACCCCAATATGATTGACTGGTATTCGGAAGAACTGAACTCACCAAGATGGACAAAATTAGATATATATCGCTTGCATCAGTACAAAACCAAATAGGACGAAACACAATGAACAGAAATGAATGTCAGAATTGCAAATATTATGAAAAATGCGGCAAACCAAGCAGACCAATAAAGTGTATGGGATATGAGCCGAAGGAGGCAGCAGTTGAAGAGCAGAGTATTGAGCGACATGAAACCGATAAAACCCAAAAAGTGTGAATTTGATTCTATCAACTGCACACCGACCTGCAAATATTACAAGACATGTGTACACAGCTTGCACAAGCAGGCTGTGTCTCTACATATATAGAGGAAAGGAAAAACCATGAAAAGAAACATAACCGATACAATATGGAAAGATTGGGAACAAACGTGCGAGAAATTGAAAAAGTATGAGACAACTCTTAAACGAGTCGTTCTAACAACGGACAAAAAGCTGCTGTATCAGGCTGAATACAACAGAAAGATAAGAGCGGCACAGAGGCAGCAGTAAACCCATAATATATAGGTAAAAATTCTTTACCGTCCTCGTAATGGGTATTAACATATGAGGGATTTTTATATTTAAGAGTACACAGTATGAGAAGATACGACAACTACGACTACGAAGAGGCTTTCAAAAAATACATAGATGACACCGAGGAGGAGAGGCTTGAGAAGCTTCTCAAAGAGGGCAAGGTAAACTGCCTGTACAGAACAGCCACCACGAAGTGCACCAACATAAAGTCACAGACCACTCTCCTTGAAGCCCAGATATACCCAAGCTACCCAAGGCTCAGTGACATGCCGAAGACCAAAAAGAGACCATCAAGCAAAGCTCAAAAAAACTTAAACGATAAAAATGCAAGGCGGTATCTTATAAGGCTCGGGAATATCAACTTTGGAAAAGGTGACCTGTGGTGCACGTTCGGGTGGAATGATGACAAGCTTCCGGCAGACGAAGAGAGAGCAAGAAAAGATATCAAGAATTTTATAGCAAAGATAAATTACCGGAGAAAAAGAAAAGGACTGGAAAATATCAAGTACATATACGTGCTCGCATTTGATGGATATGTGAGACCACATTTCCACATTCTCATGACCGGAGACGGCATGGACAGAGACGAGCTGGAATCGCTCTGGAAAAAATGCGACAGACCAAACACACGAAGAATATCACCTGATGATGATTTTCTCATCACAGGTTTAGGAGAATATATATCAAGAAACCCACACGGTACTAAGCGGTGGGTGAGCTCAAGAAACTTAAAGAAGCCACCGGAGCCGACAAAGAGCTATAGCAAGTTCAAGAAGCGCCGTGTTGAGAAGATGGCCAAAGACCACACAGTATTAGAGACAGAACTCATCAAAGAATATCCGGGATACAAGTTCCTGGATGCAGAGGTTAGGTACAATGGTATCAATGCAGCGTTTTATATCTATGCTCGCATGGTTCGGAATTGAGGAGTGACAAATGACGAAGAAAGAATTAACAAGCGTATATTATATCAAAAAAGAAATCAAGATGTGGGAAGAACAACTGGAGCTGATTGAAAGCAAAGCAGAAGGAAAAGCAATGCAGATTACAGGCTTGCCATTCACTCCGGGCACTGGAAGCAGTGACCAGATGGCAGACTTGGCAATTAAGGCTGTGAGTGTAAGAGAGCTGATTGAAGCCAAGAAGAGAAAGCTCAATCAGCAGCAGGACAGAATTATCTCATGGATTATATCAATAGACGACACAGTCGTTCGACAGATTATGTTGTATCGTCATGTCAGGTGCTATTCTTGGAACACAGTGGCACAGAAGATAGGCATTACAGCCGACAGTGCGCGCAAGCAACATGACAGATATCTGCAGCAGTCTCAGAAAGAAAATAAATAAAGTTGTCCGTTTTGTCCGTTTGATGTGTGATATAGTGTAAGCATAAAGGATTGGCAAAAGGGCCGGTCCTTTTTATTTTGGAATAATGACAGATACAGAAGCAAAGAAGTTTTATGACAGTAAGGCATGGCAAACTAAAAGAATAGAGATATTAAAGCGGGATCGCTTTGAGTGTCAGGACTGCAGGGCAAGAATCCAAAAGGCTGTGGCAGAAGGAAAATGGCTGCCGGAGAAAGAAAAGAAGATAGCAAGGGCGAATCAGGTACATCACATACAGGAACTGAAGGAGCATCCGGAGCTTGCATTGGATAATGACAATCTTATTAGCCTGTGCGTTCGTTGTCACAACATCAGACATGGCAGAGTGCCTCACAAGTTCAAAAGAAAAAAGAAACTTGTGAGCCGGGAGCGTTGGTAATACCCCCCGGTCAATTTTTGCGAAATTTGCTTAAATGGCGAACCTGTGTGTGGCCCATGACTCCGGAAAAATTTTGGAATCTCGCGTGAAAAGGGCAAGGGGTACCAATTTCAAAAATTACTTTAAGAAGAATTTTTTTGGAGAACACAAAAATACAGTTATTTTTTTAATGAAAACCGTAAAAAAATATGCAAATTATACACAAAAAACAGACATATTTTGAGAAAAAGGGAGGTGAGCGGATTGACAAAAACGGAAATAAGAGATTCTTTGGTCAAGCAGTTGGAGCTTCGGGGAATGAATGCAGAGTTTTACAAAGACATGATTGACGATTATGTATATTATTGGTCACTGAAAAAGAAGCTGATTAGTGACATCAAGTCCAAAGGGCTCAGATACAAGACTATTAACGGAAACGGAGTTGAAGTCGAGAAAACAAATGATTCTGTTGTCAATCTGCAAAAAACCACAGCAACTATGCTCAAGATTTTAGCTGATCTGAGACTCAAGGATCCGGTACCTGAACCGGAAAAAGCAACAGATGGTTATCTGTAAGGAAATTGATGATTATCTCAAATATGTCAAAGAACATCCGAAGTGGATAAATAAAAAGCGAAAACAGCTTATCAAGAACATTGTAAAGCCATTACTTAAGCGGAATGATATTTTTTTCGATAAAGAGACCTATGAGAATTGTCTCGAATACTGCAAAGTAAATTATTATGAGCTATTTCCATACCAGAAGTTTATATACGCGTTTGTATTCATGTACAAAGACGATATTCCGGTATTCCCAAAGTTTTTCATCAAAGAAGGACGTGGAAACGGAAAGGACGGCTTCATTGTTCCCTTGGCAAATTTTTTGCAGACACCTCTGTATGGTGTCAGAAATTATCATGTTGAGATTGTGGCCAATTCAGAAGACCAGGTCAAGGACACTTTCAAGGTTGCCTATGAGATGTTACATGAAAATGCAAAGTTCAAAGGAAAATTTTCAGTAACAAAGGAGCTGATTGCGAACCTTGCAACAGGCTCTGAAATGAAATATAACACTTCAAATGCCAAAACCAAAGACGGCAAGCGAACCGGATGCCTGGTGCTCAATGAGATTCATGCTTACGAGAATTATGATCAGATAAATGTGTTTGAGTCTTCATTCGGAAAAGTCAAACATTCCAGAGAGTTTATTATAACAACAGATGGCTACGTCAGAGACGGTCCGTTGGATGAGATTTCATCAATGTGCGCTGAAATCCTTGAAACCGGTGAAAATCCACTGGGATATTATCCATTCATCTGCGAAATTGACAGCATGAAAGAGGTTGATATTCCTGATGCATGGCACAAAGCCAACCCATCAATGGAGTATATGCCGATTCTGGCCAATCAGATAATGCACGATTATCTTGAAATGAAAAAGATACCGTCAAAGAGACCGGAATTTATTACAAAACGAATGGACAGATCGGCACGAAAGGAAGAGGAAACGGTCACAACATGGCTGAATGTATTGCGTGCATGTTATGAGGGCAGTACGACAGAGGAATTAGAACTGAAAAAGCCAAGAATGACAATCGATACAAAAGGGCAGCCGGCTGTAATTGGAATCGATTATGCTGACATAAGGGACTTTGCATCGGCGGGAGTCTTGACAAAAACTGAATCAGGAGAATATATATGGCGACAGCACACATGGATTTGTGCTGAATCGCCTTTTTTAGACTCCATCAAGTTCCCGCTTAAGAACATAGGGCAGACCGAATTTAATGATTTCGAGGTGGTACCGGGACCTGTAATCGATGTTAATAGCATAGTTGATTGGTGCATGGAAAGATGTGCCGAATATGATGTCAAGAAGATAGCAATGGATACATACCGTTACACTCTGTTTAAGATGGCATTCGAGGAACGGGGCCTTACGATTGAGGATCGTAAGAATCCGAACGGTGTAGTCCGGCTGATCCGGAAGATTACATCAGCAACCGGAATAATTGCACCATTTATCCAGTCCATGTTCAGTCAGGGCATGATTAATTTTGGAGCATCAGCAATAATGCGTTGGTACACCAACAATACAAGTGTTACCGAAGATAAATATGGCAATAAGATGTTTGGAAAGGTAGAACCGAAGCTCAGGAAAAATGATGGGTTCATGGCTTTTGATGTTGCAATGTTCTGCAAAGATGAGCTGGAAGTTCAAATAATATACATTTAGGAGGCAGCAATGTTTGATTTCCTGTTTCAAAAAAAGAATAAAGAAATGCAGTCTATGGCAGAGATTATTACGCTTGACTTGGAAAAGCTTAATCTGTCAAAGCTGGCAATTGAAAAAGCTGTGATGATGATTGCAAGGGCAATTGCAAAGTCTGACATAATAGTCCAGACAGACAGCAAACAGAAAAGCAGTATAGAGTACAGACTCAATGTAATGCCAAATGACCATGAGTGTGGAACTTATTTCTGGACAAGGATTATAAGAGAACTGTTATGGACACAGGAAGCACTTATCATCCCAATGAACGGCAAATATTACAAAGCGTCTGCATGGCAGGTGTCAAACAGTGTGCTGTCAGAGCGCATATACAGCAACATAACGCTTGAATGTGCAGGGGAACAGTATGGTTTATACAAAAAATTTATGTCATCAGAGGTGATCCACTTACGGTACGACAATGCAAAGATAAGAGTGTACCTGGAGTCCGTTGTGAATCAATACAACAATACGCTCAATGCAATCAATTACATGATTCGTCTATCCAATCAGCCAAAATTTAAACTGAAGCTGGGTACAGCACAGTCCTTCAGGGAAAAGCAGGCTGATGGAACTGACAAGATAGTCACAAAGGACATGTATGCGGAGAAAATCAAGAGACTGCTTGAGAGCGAAGATATAACGGTAATGACAGAGTCGGAAGGTGTATCACTTGAAAATATACAGATAAATGCGAGCGCAAAAGCGGAGGAGCTTGCCAAGGTTGCCTTGACCATAAACAACGAAGCAGCTAATGCCTTTGATATACCGGAAGCAGTATTTAATGGCAATATCACAGAGCAGTCAGATGCCACCAATGAATTTATCACTTATGCTGTCGGCCCGGTTGCGGAAGTCATAAATGATACGCTGACTGCCTACATAGTCGGTGAAGATGATTACAGCAGGAAAAATGAAAAGGTAATGGTATGGCTGGCACGCTTTAAACATGTTGATGTGGTGGATAGTGCTGTTAATCTTGATAAGCTTCGTGGAATTGGCTTCTCGTATGACGAAATCAGAGCAATGGTGGGATATCCTTTGCTTAACACTGAGTTCTCTAATGCAAGAGCATTGACTAAAAATTATGGAGAGGAGGGTGACAATGGCACATCAATTAAAAGTGATTAGATGGAGGTGATCCGGATATCTCGGAGCTGTCCGTTAAACAGTAATCAAGAGAAAGGAACAGAATTATGAAGAACGAAAATGTAATTTACAGATTCCAGCAGCAGGACAATGTTCATGAAATTTACATATATGACGAAATCAAAAAGACAGGTCCTTTTAACTGGGAAACATGGCAGTATGAAGATTCTGAAACATCTGCAAAGCATTTTAAAGAACTTTTGGACGCCATTCCGGAGACAGATGAGATTAAGATTTACTTTAATTCGAACGGCGGAAGCGTTGATCAGGGCACTGCGATTTATAATATGCTCAAGCAGCATGGTTCATACAAGACCGGAATAGTAATGGGAGTGTGTCATTCTATTGCATTCACAATTTTACAGGCGTGTGACAAACGAATAATGGGACAGGGCACCACGGCCATTATTCATGATATGTGGGAAACAGTAACAGGAAATGCAGCAGATTTAAGGGCAGAGGCAGATAATCTGGATGTTGCAATGGAGAGCTGCATAGCTTTATTTATGCAGCGTGCAAAGATTTCAGAGGATGAAGTCCGTGAAATGATGCACAAGGAGACCACATTGTCACCACAGAAGGCATTAGAGTATGGTTTCATCGATGAAATTGGACTGGAAAATCTTGATAAACCGGAAAATCCGGATAATTCCACTTTGCAGCAGGTGCTTAAAGAGAATGAGGCGCTGAAGAAACAGCTCTGTAACAAGAGCGAACATGAGAGGCAGTTAGCTGAATTTTATCAGTTGACACATAAAGAAGCAGATAAACCTAAGAGCAACGATTGGGGCTCATTTTTCAATTAAGGAGGAAAACAATGAAGATTGAATCTATCAACAAAGAAGTTCAGGAAAAAGTAATGCAGTTACTCAATGATGCTCCGGCAGAGAAGAAAGCTGAAGCTATCATGCAGTCTATTGAGATGATCCAGGAGGCAGCGCATGAGGACTTAGTAAATCAGGTTGTTGCTGAGGCAGAAAGAGCCAGCCATGATGCCGACTTCAAGAAGCAGCTTGGACTCAGGAATCTTTCACAGGAAGAAAAGAAATTCTATGAAGGCTTCAAGGATATCAAGCAGTCAATCACGGCCAATCAGATTGATATCATTCCGACTGAAATCATTGACAGAACACTTGATGATGTCAAGAAAGCATCACCAATCCTTAATCTTGTCAACATGGCACCTGCCAATGTCAAGAAGTGGATCGTTGCATCACATACAGGTGCAGCAGTATGGGGAGCTCTAACAGACTCAGTTAAGGGTGAGCTGAGCACAGAGATTTCAGCACTTAACATTGACCTTCACATGCTCACCGCTTACTTAGTTATTCCAAAGGCAATCAGAGAGCTTTCGCTTGAGTTTGTTGACCGTTATTTTATGGCAATTCTGTCTGAAGCTATGCAGGATGGTCTTGTAAAGGGATATCTTGATGGAGATGGAAAGACAGGACCGATTGGTATTTTCCGCCAGATTGGAACATCCAACAGCGATGGTACCAACAAGGCTAAGACGGTTGTGACAAACATCACAAAATTCAGCCCTAAAGGACTTTCAGATGTAAGAAAGACTCTTACCAATAATGGTAAGCGTGTTGTAGACAAGCTGTATCTTATCTGTAATCCGTCAGACGAGGCAGAATATGTGGATCCATGCATGTATGGAGAGGCTCTGACAGGCGGCTATGTCAACAAGTCATTCATTGACATCGAGAAAATCGTAGATGCAAATTGTCCGAAGGGTAAGGCTGCATTTACAATTGCAGGATACTACACTATGGGAACAACAGGTGTGAGAGTCAATGAGTATGACCAGACAAAGGCTATGGAAAATGCAGATCTCATTATTGCATCATGTTATGCAAACGGCCGTGCCGTAGATGACAATGTTGCAGTTATCTTTGATGTAACTAAGCTGGAGGAGTATGTGCTCCCTGTAACACAGGCTACAATCGTTCAGGCTGGACAGGAATAATAAAAGAGAGGCAGTAATATGGAGAACACAGAACTGACAGCACTGGTATCAGAGATGAGGGCAGAATTCCAGATTCCGCCATATTACGAAGACAGTCAGCTTGCAAATCTTGCAAGAGAGGGTGAATGTACAGTCGGGAGCTTAAATCCCGGCTGCAATATCACAACAGATCTGACATACAGGATGCTGCTTAAAAATTACATGTATTATGCATATCATCATAGAGTCAGTGAGTTTATGGATAATTATTCAAGTATGATTTTAACGTGGCAGATGGAAACGGAGGTGGAAGCGGATGGCAATGCCTGAATATACAGATGGTGTGCTGGAACTTCTCAGGATAGAGGAGGATTGTTCACAAGACTTTCCGGTGGAAAAAGTAAGATCTACCGGGATGCATATCTGGTACAGGGAGCTTTCTGTATTTGATACAACACGAGCTAAGCTGTCGGCAGATGGAATAGAGGTTACAATGAAAATCAGTATTCCACAGTATAAGCAGGTCAACAGCAAGTGTATCTGTGTAATAGATGGCGCACAGCATGAGATATACAATGTGGCTCACGTGACCACTAAAGACGGTTTCAAAGAAACAGAACTGACACTTAAGACTCCGGCATATGACAGGGAGGTATATGATGACGAAACAGGAACTCAGTGAGATGTTACATGCCACTGGCTGTCCGGTCAATGAAGGAATATCTGATCTTGATAATGGAAAGAAGTTTCCGAGAATTGATTATTGGGAAATAGCATGGGATGATGTGATGGCATCAGGTGACAACTATGAAGATAAAATCACATGGCAGGTGAGCTTTTATTCTCGCACACCAAGAAATGAAAAGCTGATAATGCTGAGAGATATGATGCGCAAAAAGGGACTACACCCAACTATCCTGCATGAATTTATTACAGACGATAAAATTTGGCATTCGTATTTCTCGCTGGAGACAATGAATGAATGATATTACATTTGAAGATTCCGGAATGGAAGAATTTCAGGATATGCTTGGAAGCTATCTTTCAAAAGTGGACGAAAAAAGCGCTCTGGATGCAATAGAGGAGGGAGCAAAGGAGTTTGTTAACGACCTGCTGCGCTTGCCGAAGCCAAGAAGAAAGGTCACAGCTCCGGGATATACACATCTGGTTGACTCATTTAGCTATAAGCGTGATAAGACAGGAATAGATGTGGGATGGGGCAAGTATTACGGACCGATGCTTGAGCACGGCACGAAAAAAATGAGCGCAAAAGCTCACTTGAAACCATTATTTGAACAGAACAAAGAAAGATACTATAAAAAGATGATAGCAGCATTGGATTTATAGAACAGGAGGCAATTATGGCAATTAAAACTAAAAGACCACCAATGAAGGAGACTGTAGGAGCTCAGTATCTGTGCTTCAATACAATGGATACAGATGGCAGGTGGACATCCACATTTGCGGAAGAGGTGGAGAAGACAGAAGTAGTTAAAAGCGTAAAAGTCACGGAAAATGGAGAACCAACTGATACATACGCGTCAGGAGCAGTGTATGACAGTGATATTACAACAACTTCAACAGATATCGAGGTGGAAATTGTTGCATTTCCGGCTGATACACTTGCAAAATTACGTGGTGACAATGTTGATACTGATGGTCTTATTCTTTCAGGTGGAAACAGACCACGACCATATTTTGCTTATGGTAAGGTGGTCAAATTAAGAAAAGGCGGATATAGATACGACTGGTATCCAAAGTGCAAGCTAAGTGAGAACTCTGATGATATATCAACATCTGAGGAGAAGGCAAACGAGCAGACAGATACAATCAAAATCAAAGCATATCCATTCAATGAGGATGGAGACATTGTTGCAAGGGTAGAGAGTGCATCTGCACCGGAAGGACTTACAGAGGATAAATTCTTCAGCAAGCCTATCCTGACCAAAGCAGATCTTGCAGCAGTATTGACAGCAACAGCAAAGGAAAATTAACCTATGGACGAGAAAATCATAACCTTAACCGATGGCACAAAGCTGGAGGTTAAGGTTAATTTTATGACATTATATCTAATCCAGAAACATGGATTAGACAAGGTAATCAATAAAGAGGCACTATCAGAAGATGAGAACATGGAAGCGGCCGCAAAGCTGATTTATATTATTCTTCGGTCTAACGGTCTAAAGGTAGATGAAGACGAAGCACTCATTTTGACACCGATGGATCCAGAGGTCATAAGAGAGCTGTTTGACGAATTCGGCAAAAAGGTTGATAAATATAAAAAAAAAGAAGCAACAAAAAAGAATCAGCCACAGACCAGGAAGAGAAAAAAGAAGAAATCGAAATAAACTGGGCTGAATACATGGTAGCTGCAAGAATGATGGGTATGAGCGAAAATGAATTTTTTAACTCGGATCCCATTTTTTTTAATGAGTGCCTTGAAGTGTGGCAGGAGGTCGAGAAAAAGAAAGTGGGTGTGATATATGGCAGACAGTGAAATGAAAGCTGTAGGGCTTAAATTAAAGGTAGACGGTACCGTAGACTTTAAGAAATCACTGACAGAAGTAAATAATGCTGTAAATGAAAACAGATCTGCCTTCAAGCTTGCCAAGTCGGAATGGGACAAGAGCACGTCATCAGCGGAGAAACTCAGGACAACTCAGGAGTATTTACAAAATCAGACAGAAGCCTATACAGCTAAGGTTGACAGGCTCAACGAAATACTTAAAGCACAGGAGAATGCTGAAAAGAGAGATGAAGAGGCAATATCAAAGACAAGGCAGCAGTTGGATAATGCACAGGCTACCCTAAATCACTACAAAAGTGGTCTAGAGGATGTAAACCAAAAGCTTGAAAGTGGTGCTGCAACATTAGAGGATTACTCCAAAAAGGTACAAAATTTTAGCGATGCGACCGGAAACGTCGGCGGCTCATTAAACAAAAATGTTACTGCACCGATTGCAGCGGCAGGCGCCGGAATAATGGCAGCCTGGGAACAGGTTGATGAAGGCATGGATATTATTGTCGAAAAAACCGGTGCGACAGGAGATACTCTTGAGGAAATGCAGACTTCTGCAAGAAACATAGCAAAGAGTATTCCGACAGATTTTGCAACGGCAGGAAGTGCGGTTGGAGAAGTCAATACAAGGTTTCATCTGACAGGACAGGAACTGGAGGATTTATCACAAAAGTTTGTTGAGTTCGCTTCGCTTAATGATACCGACGTATCATCTTCGATTGATAACACCCAGAAGGTTATGGAGGCATTCAACCTCGAATCCAAGGATGCAGGGGCACTTCTTGATACCATGAATAAAGTAGGACAGGATACAGGTATATCAATGGACACACTTGCATCCTCAATGGTATCTAATGCTGCATCCCTAAAGGAACTTGGTATGTCAGCTGCAGATGCCGCAATCTTCCTGGGTCAGTGTGAGACGTCAGGTGTTGATACAAGTACGGTGATGGCTGGCCTAAAAAAAGCTCTTGTTAATGCATCTGGAGAAGGCAAATCTATGAAACAGGCTTTGTCAGATTTGCAAAGCACAATGTCAGGCGCGAATAATTCAACAGAAGCATACAATGCTGCCATTGATTTGTTTGGTTCAAAAGCAGGACCGGCACTGGCACAATTCTGCCAGGAAGGAAAACTGAATTTTGAAGAGCTAGGCAAATCATTGAATGACAATGTTGGAAGTGTCAGTGATACATTTAATGCAACGTTGGACCCGGCAGATCAGTTCAAACTCACATTAAATCAGTTAAAGGATGAAGGGTTTGAACTTGGCAATGCATTAGGACCAATACTAGCACAATGTCTTCAGACAGTAACACCGATTCTTAAGGACATTATCAATTCATGGAATTCATTGTCACCAGAAACACAGAATATGATCATCAAATGTGCTCTTCTTGCAGCAGCAGTTGGCCCTGTGATTTCTATCATAAGCAAGGTATCAGGAGGGGTTTCGTCGCTAATTGGCATTATATCTAAAATTGCACCTGTATTGGGACCTATAAAAACTGGTTTTGCAGCAGTAAATGCAGTCATGGCCGCTAATCCAATACTTATAATTATTGCGGCAGTTGCAGCACTTATAGCTATTTTTGTGACACTTTATAATAAGTGCGAATGGTTCAGGGATGGTGTAAATGCCATATTCGGAGCTGTAGCCGATTTTATCAAGGGAGCTATTGATAAGATTAAAGGATTCTTCGATTTCGATTGGAAATTACCAAAAATAAAGTTGCCTCATTTTAAAGCGAGTGGAGAGTGGTCACTTTCCCCACTTAAGGTACCTAAATTTTCCGTGGATTGGTATGCAAACGGAACAATCCTGAACAGACCGACAATTTTCGGCCAGAACGGTAACTCATTTATGGGTGGAGGAGAAGCAGGCAAAGAGGCTGTTTTACCAATTGAGTTATTGAAATCTTATATGAGAGAAGAAAATGAGTCAAATAACAGTGTATTAGCCTCAATGATTGCGGATGTAATACAAAAAATGACTTTGGTATGTCAGAACGACATTTATATTGGAGACAAAAAAACGGTGTCAGCATTAACCAACCTGATTCTGAAAAATGTATCAAATAAAATGCTGAACGCACAGGGAGCGAAAGGATAAGCTATGCAGGATATTGAATATAACGGAATGACCGGATCTTCAATGGATATTTATTCTAAAGATCTTATATCTCTTCCGGCAGCATCTGCAAATATGACAGAAATAAAACTGTCTGGAAGAGATGGAACTCTGTATAAGTGGGATGGCACCTATGAGGCAAACGAAATCAAAATTGAATTCAACTACATAGGACCGGTAGAACGATGGCATGACAGATGGAGAATGGCACAGATTTGGCTATCGGCACACAATTCAATGCTAAAAATATCTGATGATGCTGATTTCTTCTATAAGGTAACACACGTCACGCTTGACGAGTGCAGCAGAACCACAAAAAGAATCGGAAATTTTACAGCAAAATTTAAGACGCTTGACGGACTGCAGTATCTGGTGGATGGTACTAGAGAGTATGATATAAAAGATGTACTGTGGAATCAGTATCTCACTTGCCATCCGACATATAAAATTACAGCGGAAGGCATGTGCACTCTGACCGTAAACGGAAATACAATGACAGCGAATGTTGGTCAGAATCTTACTATAGATACCGACAGAATGATAGCATATAGGTCTGATGGTACTCTGAATAATACACAGGTTACAGGCAATTATGAGGATATGTATCTTCTAAATGGTGAAAATGAAATTAGTTTCAGCGGGGGAGAACTCAAAGTGATTCCCAATTGGAGGTGCTTATGATTCAGATATATAATCCGGAGAATACAGATTTTGAAAAAAACGGAAACATGACACTGTTTCCATCATCTGCCACTGTAAATGCAAAAATAAGTGGAGCATGGGAAGTTACATTGGAACATCCTCTGGACGATGAAGGCAGATGGAAGTATATAGTGGATAATGCAGTGGTGAAGATGCCGTCTTTCAATGGAGAACAGCTTTTTAGGATAACACACAAAGAAAAGAGTGAATCAGAGATAACAGCAGATTTGCAGCCTATTTTCATGGATTCAAAAGATGATTGCTTTCTTATGGATGTCAGACCGACTAATAAGAATGGGCAGCAGGCGCTTGACATAATGACGGCTCCGAACAAAAAGTATTCTGCAAAATCTAATATCGCGGATATCAATACAGCATATTATGAAAAAATGAATTTGATTGAAGCGTTGAACAGCGATAATGAAAATTCATTTCTTAAGATATGGGGCGGTGAGATTGTTTATGATAATTTCACAGTGGTCATAGATAAAAAGGCTGGCAGTGACCGTGGTGTTGAGATTCTATATGGCAAGAACGTAGCCGAAAATGGAATGTCTGAGGAGGTTGATATGCGCAACGTAGTCACCAGAATAATCCCGCAGGCTTATAATGGACAGACTATGGATGGAAGTACACCATGGGTGGATTCCCCTTTGATAGACAAGTACCCGACTATAAAATACAAAGTCATGAAATTTGAGAATGTAAAGATGGAGGCTGACGCACAGGACGGAGATGCAGACAATGGAATTATCGTCTGCCATACGCAGGAGGAATTGAATGCAGCACTGGAAAGGCAGTGCCAGAAGCAGTGGAAAGAGGGAGCAGACAAGCCAACAGTCACGATTGAGGTTGATATGGTTATGATTGAGGATACAGAGCTTTATTCGGATGTCAAGGAGCTTGTAAGTGTATCACTTGGGGACACTGTACACTGCCGAAATGCGAAGCTTGACATCGTTACTGATGCCAGAGTCATTGAGCTGGAGTGGGATTGTGTGAACAATACCATTTCGTCAGTCAAATTAGGCGATTATCAGTTTGACTATATATCTAATCAGGTAAGCCTTCAGAATCGTATTGATAGTGCAATACGTGATGATGGGAGCGTAGTTGGAGCTCAGGTTAAAGGAATCCTTGATGCGGTAAAGACACAGTTTCATGCAATGCGTGACATAGCAAAGAAACAGGATGTAAGAGCTATGCTCTTTGAGGATTTGGATCCGGAATCACCTACATATGGAGCTATGTGCCTTGGCTCAATGGGATTTGAAATTGCATCTAAAAGGACCGCTGATGGAAAAGACTGGATATGGAGTACATTCGGAACCGGGAAAGGCTTTTTCGCCGACTATATTATAGCTGGAACCATGCTGGCAGACCGGATATATGGAGGAACATTGACCATTGGCGGAATAGACAACATAGCAGGCATTATAAAAGTATTAGATGGTAATGGAGCCATCCTAACTATCATGGATAAAGATGGAATACTGACAAATGGTAAATACACTTGTGGAAGTGATGAATTTGGCCGAAGAGTAGAGATCTCAGAGGGGGAGATGAAGATCATGGACAAAAGTGGTAATACTGTCGGGAGAATTTTTGCAGTAAGTAACGAAATTTTTAAAATCGGTACTGAAAATGCATTATTTAGAATGTTTAAGACTGGCGAGGTATATGTTGATTGCCGGTCATTCGGTGTAAACGGATATAACGGATTTACCGGAACAGTAGAGTATTCGGATGGAACTTATGAGAATTATGTTGGAGGACTGCTTATAGGAGGAAAATCGAAAGAGGGTGCTTATCCATGATTAGTAATAATAAATATTTGACGCAGGGAGAGATGGAGAGCAATGCAAAAGAAATTTATACATATCTAAGTGATAAAGGCTGGACAATCAATGCAATCTCAGGCCTGCTTGGAAATATGCAGAGAGAATCAACCATTAATCCTGGATTGTGGCAAAGCCTTAAAGAGGGCAACTATTCCGGTGGCTATGGACTGGTGCAGTGGACTCCGGCAACCAAGTATACAAATTGGGCGAAGGCTAACGGATACGATATAGGAGATGGAACAGGACAGTTATATTGGATTGATCAGTTATCAGAATCTACAGGTGAATGGATTAAAACATCTGCGTATAATCTGACATGGTCTCAATTTAAAACAAGTACAGAGACACCGGAGTATCTTGCTTCAGCTTACCTCAAGAACTTTGAGAGAGCCGGTGTGGAAGAGGAAGAAGCACGAAGACAATATGCGAGATCCTGGTATGATTTCCTTGAGTCAGGTGTAGAACCGGCTGGAAGATATATAGTTAGATTTATTCCTGCATAGGAAAGGAGATATTTGAATGCAGACTATCAAAAGAGACATATATGTTACAAAGAATGTGCTTCAGGCTCCAATAGAGGTAACTGAGGGCACAAATTCAATCGCATTAGAGTTTGATATAAAGGATTACACTATTCCGGGTACAGCGGCAGCAGTTGTGTACAGTATGTGTACAAGAACTATGGCTGAGCCTAATAAAGCCTTGGCAGAAGTGGATGGAAATACGATTACGATTATTCCTTCTGAGTCATTTTTTCATGCAGGGCAGAATGTTATGCAGATCAGAGTGATAGATGGTGACAGTAAGCTGATATCGTTCAACATAATTGTTAAATGTACTGGAAAAATGAGATTTGGTGATGAGGAAGAGGAAAAGCAGACTACACTTGTGGAACAATTGTTAAAAAGATTTGGCAACTACGAAGCAGAGCTTAAGGATGTGAGAAAAGGATTTGCAGGAGAGTCATACGATACAGCGGGGGAGGCTGTTAGAAAACAAATTGAAAGTGTCAATCAAAAAGTAGATAAAATAGAAACTATAAGTACCAAGGAAATTGATGCAATATAAGTTTTGAGACAAGAGGTGAAGTATGAGAAGAGGAACAACTCCAACAATCAAAATAAAATTAAAAGGTTGTGATATAAATAATTTGGAAAAAATATATGTAACCTTTAAACAGGGAAAATATGAGTTTGAGAAGTCCATGGATCAATTGAATACTTCGGATGAAACATTATTTATTAAATTATCTCAAGATGAAACACTGCAGCTTGATGCTATGAAGAATGTATTGATACAGGTCAGGGCAAAGACAAAAGATGAAAATGTAATTGCAAGCAATATCAAGTCAGTACCAGTTGAAGATATATTGAAAGAGGGGATGATATGACAGAAATTGAACTTGAAATGGAAAATGATACTGAATTAAGAATTGAATGTGAGCAAATATACATAATGGATGATTATGAACAGCTAAAAAACAAACCCCGCTTGAATGGAAAAGAAATATCAGGAGATATGTATGAGACAGATCCAACCATACCAGAATGGGCTAAAGCACAAAACAAACCATCATACACCCCGGAGGAGGTGAATGCAGTTAATAATGATAATGCTATTACCATTGAAGAAATAGAGGCTATATTTAATGGACTTTAGATAACAGAAAGGAGAACTATGGAAAATAAATATTTAAATCTTACAGGTGCGGTATACATCATTAGTAAAATTAAAACTCTATTGGAAGATAAAAGTGATAAAGGACACACACATTCAAAGGAAGAAATCGGATTAGGCAATGTTGAAAACAAATCATCACAAACTATCAGAGGAGAGCTTACAAGTGATAATGTAATAAAAGCACTTGGATATACACCACCGAAAGAAAATACAACGTATGCTGTTATGAAAGGTGCAACAGCTTCAGCAGCTGGAACGTCAGGATTGGTACCTGCACCGGCAGCTGGCGATTATGGAAAGTATTTACGAGGGGATGGTACATATGGAGCACCGACAAATACAACTTATTCTGATGCAACACAGACTGCACATGGTCTTATGTCAGTAAGTGATAAGAAAAAGCTTGATGGAATAGCGGAAGGTGCAAATAAGACAACAGTAGATAGTGAACTGAGTAGCACTTCAACAAACCCGGTACAAAACAAGGCAGTACAGGCTGAGCTAACTAAGAAAGCACCTATAGCGAGTCCGTCTTTTACTGGTACACCTAAAGTGCCAACAGCATCAGCTGGTACAAATAATACTCAGGCCGCATCAACAGCATTTGTAACATCGGCCATTTCAACAGCGATGGCCGGTATTACTAAATTGGATTTTCAAGTAGTGCAGACATTGCCATCAACAGGCGTTAAGGGAACGTTTTATTTAATTGCCAATTCTGGAAGAGGACAGAATGTGTATGATGAATATTTATGGATTAACAATAAGTATGAAAAATTAGGTACAAGAGAAATTGACCTAAGCAGCTATATAAAGCAGTCGGATATGGTTGCAATAACCAATAGTGAAATAGATGCGGCATTTGCATAGAAAGAAGGAGAAAAAATGGCAAAATATTTGGATCTTACAGGATTAAAGTATTTTATCACAAAGCGGATAGGAAAAACGGACATATCCAAGATAGGGGATGGAACGTGTACTGGAGCTATAAGTGCATTAAACCAGAGTTTAGGTAATCTAAAGACAGATCTTAATAAATTAAATAGTTTAGGGAATATTTCCATCATGAAGATGGGTACCAAAATACTTGAAATTTTACCGGGAAATAACTCATGTTTACTATTGTCAAAAAATGATGTTATTTCTGCACTAGGATTATCTTCATCAACATTCAATTTCGATAATCTTTGTGTATCAATTACAAACGGTGATGGTGCAGCATTTTCAGGGCATCTTGAATCGCCAACAATCACAACAACTGGTATCTATGTCGTATGGAAAGATAAAGTAACCGCTAGTTGTAATATTAGAGTAAATTATATACTATTTTATCATGACTAATAATTATTTTGCAATATATGCAATGAATCCCATGTAAGTAAGAGATTCTGTATGTCCATGTGATGATACCCATGATAATGTACCATCAGCTTTTAATTGTAATGCGGCTATTGCGGCAGTAGGGGTACTCCAATCACCAGCCACCATAAACATTGGAGATGTTAAAGTCGGGAAATCAGGCTTCATTAATGGCAATGGTAATCCGAGATTAGTTACATTTTCTAGGAAATATTCCTTATTTTTTACAACACCACTGATAATATGTTTGTAATATATAAAACATATCTTACCAATCATTGTTCCCATAATATCATTTTTAATAGTTATTTTGCCATTTGTTAAGCTACTTAAACTCTGGTTAGGGAGCGAGATAGAAAATATAAAATTTAATATGTAACTAACAAATAGAGCCTAGGAGCCGACACCAAATGAGGTGCCGGCTCTTATAATATAAAGAAAGGGGCGCAAGCTTATGAACAACATTAATACAAATGCACAGAACGAAAGGAGAGACATCATGAAAGGAATTGACGTATCATCATACCAGGGAACAATAGACTGGGGCAAAGTTAAATGGGCTGGTGTACAGTTTGCTATTTTGAAAATTATCAGAAAAGACCTGAACCCGGACAAGACCTTCGAGCAGAACTGGAAGGGCTGTACAGAAGCTGGAATGCCGATTCAGGGCGTATATAATTACTCATACGCCACTACAGTAGGAAAGGCAAAGACGGATGCACAGAGAGTGATTGAGGTACTTGCCGGAAGAAAGACATTCGTATGGCTTGATGTAGAGAACAGATGCCAGCAGGGACTTGGACAGACCTTAATCGACATCATCAACACATATCAGTCAGAAATCAAGGCGGCAGGGCTTGATTTTGGAGTGTACACCGGGCTAAGCTTCTACAATACCTATATTCTGCCATATGCTAATCAGATTAACTGTCCATTCTGGATCGCGCGTTATCCATCAACTAAGGGAATGACAATCGGGGACGATCCGAACGATGCCAAGAAGCCTGCCATTGTACACAGCCTGTATGGATGGCAGTACACCAGTGCATTCACTTGCTCCGGACTCAATAACAGCACAGATGCCAACCTCTTATATGTGGAGCTTGGAGCAAAAGATACAACAGCAACAAGCCAGCCTGCACCCGCACCGGCCAAGCCGAGCGATGAGAGCTGGAAGGGTAATGTTAACTATTACTTGGAAAGTGAAGAAGTCAGAAAATGGCAGCACGCCATGAACGTAGGCTTTGACCTTAAAGGAGATGATGCACTGAAAGAGGACGGCAAATTCGGAGCTGACTCACAGGCATTCGCAAAAAACCACAATCTGTGGAGTGGACAGAAACACCATTGCCCGACTGCAATCAAGTGGTTAAGAAGAACGCTGCACGATGTATACAGCTTCACAAAGTTAGACACGGATTACGGCAAGTGGACGAGCTATCTCTCTAAATGCGTGAAGGTATTCCAAAAGAACAGAGGACTGACACAGGATGCATATGTCGGATTACTCACAACATACAGACTCTTGAAAGGATAAGAAAAAAATGATGAATGATATTATAAGATTTTTTACGGCAACAGCAAGCAACAAAATTATGGAGATAGTAGTAATATGCATAGTGATGGACACTATCTTCGGAGTATTACGAGCAATCAAGGAAAAAAAGTTCAATTCAAACTTTGGAATCAATGGAGCAATCAGAAAGGTCGGTATGTTGATTTCTCTTGTGCTCCTGGCTCTGGTCGACTCAATCATAAGATTGAACCTCATCGGATTCATCCCGGCCGGTGCAAGAACATATCTTCCGGGACAGACAGTCGGAACGCTGGAGTTTTTCGCATTACTATATATAGCGTATGAGATTGTAAGCATATTGAAGAATATGTCATTGTGCGGTTTACCAGTCAAAAAGGTGTGGCGCACAGTTAAAAAGGCACTATCAAAGTATACCAATGAGCTGCCGACCGACTCAACAAATTAAATAATTATTATAACATAGGGCATCTGTCAGATTGATGGATGTCCTATTTTTTTATTTTAAAATAACATTATGCGCAAAATACTATTGACATTATGCGCATAATGTGATATTATAATCATGTAAGGAGGTAAGACAAGTGAGTAAGAAAAAGAAACGACAAAAGAAAAAAGGCAAGAATGAAGCCCTTCAAAACATCATTCTTGCCACAGCAATTATAAATCTGATAATAAGCGTTTTACAATTGCTAAACTTAATACTCAACAAGTAACCAACAAACAGTTGAGTAAAAGGGGAGCGGAAAGCTCCCCACACTCTCAACTTACTACGAAAATACGAAAAAGTCAATGGAGGTAGTAAAATGGAAACATTATTTTTAGTTAGTCAGATAATATTCGACATCTTAGTTATAATATACATCGTAAACGAAAAGAGGAACAAATAATATGAGTGAGTTTAATCAAAACCAGTACATTAATAAATATATCAAAGAAAAATATGATAGAATCAACCTGACAATGAAAGCGGGAAAAAAAGAAAAAATCAAAAGCGCTGCCTCCAAGAGAGGCATGAGCGTGAATGAATACATTAATTGTCTGATTGACAATGATTTGTTGCAAAACATCGAATGAATGTGCTATACTCACATGAGATTAATTAAGAGAGGAAAAACACATGATTAACTTAGATGACATAGATATCACCCAGACACCGCCAACCCACGAGCCTGAGAGACAGTACTACTACATGGCAAAGGCTAGGCAGTATGTCAAGAAAAAGTCCGAAGAACTGGGAAGACCACTAACCTTGTTTTTAAAGACTTTCGGCTGTCAGATGAACTCTAAAAACAAGATGCCTAAAACCTTGTAAAATCAACCTTTCTTGTTAATCTAATCTTACTCATACATACAAAAAAGAGAGCAGGCTGCCTCCTCAGCCTGCTCTCACTCTCTGTAAAGGAACTCGTGAACGAGTCCGTTCTTAAACTCTATCGAAGCCACACGTCCGTCCAGCAGAACAATCCTCTCAATCACACTGTTCGCAAAATCCTTAAGCACCTTTGCATCTACAGCACAGGCGAGCTCCCTGTAGTTGATGTGCTCACCTGATGCAATCTGATGAGCAATTAAAAATCCGGATGCAGTGGAGATGAAAGACATATCATCGTATTTTGTATCTGCAGTGTCGGCTTCAAGAGCTGACAGCTCATTTTCTATATCGCTGAGCGTGCCCTCAAGCTCCCTCTTAGACATCAGATATTCTTTTTCACTCATTGCATCATCTTCAAATAAAAACAGCTTCTTGAGCCTCTCAAGCGCTCTGATGGTCTTATCTCTTTTTGCTGTGAGTGCATCAGAATCACCGGAGCGGATGACGGTATATGGTGCAGCAGTGTACCGCTTCGGTTTGAAACCATGCATGATAGTGTCAAAGGTGACATCCAGTCCAATGTCAGCGATGCCTGCCACCTGCTCAAACTCCGGGCCAGTGAGGAGTATCTGCTCCAGATCAGAGACAGAGTGCAGCAGTTTCTTTGACTTGGAAGCCTTGACCAGATTTGAGATATAGTTGAAAATAAACGGTCCGAGCTTCACATCAGAAGTACCCTTTGCCTTACAGTGAATCTTTCTGTTGTGCGCACCGCACCGGTATTGGCTCGGCAGAAAGCCGTCAGCTCTCGGAGTGTCCGAGTCAGAGTGGTAGTGTGCTCCACAAAGACCGCACACGATAAGACCGCCGAACACATGAGTCTTCTTGCTGACCACCTTGCGCCCATCCTTACCGAGTCCGAAGGTGTTCAGGTCCATCTGATGAGTCACCCTCTCATAGAGCTCTCTGTCAATAAGAGGTGGAAACACATCCTTCACATAGATAACCTCAGACGGATCATTCCTCTTGCCTCTGGCAGATTTCCTGTAATTGTAGCGATAATCACCGACATTCATAGGATTCCTCAGGAAATCAGCCACGGTCTTGCTGGTCCATTCACCGCCACGCTTGGTCGGGATGTCGTGAGCATTACAGTAATCACGCACCACACAGGTAGAGTGGCTCTCATCATAGAGCCTGTACATCATCCGGGCATATTCTGCCTCAGTATCAGAATGCACCGGACATTGCTTCTTTGTATCCCAGTCCCAGCCATACGGCACCCTGGCTCCGTTCCACTTGCCCTCAAGCGCACGGTTCATCATGATGTCACGCACACGCTCACCTGTGAGCTTGCGCTCCAGTTCAGCGAACACGAGGATAATCTTGAGCACGGCTTCACCAATAGCGCTTGAGGTATCAAATTGCTCATTTAAAGAGATGAAAGCCACCTTATGCTCCTTGAAATCATTGTACATAATAGAGAAGTCCACAAGGTTACGTGATATACGGTCAATCTTGTACACCACGACATGAGAAATCATGCCGGATTTGACCTTCTCAATCATTCTCTGATACTCCGGACGGTGAGTGTTCTTGCCGGAGCGCCCAGCATCCTTGAATACTTCAAAATTTTCAGTTTTAAGAAAATGCTTCACATAGTTGGAGCATTCCTGAATCTGAAAAGGGATAGAGTCTCTGTCAGCCTGTTTCCCTGTGGAAACCCTGACATAGATAGCGACAGTTTTAGACATATAAAAAGCCCCTTTCTAAAAAAGAGGGCATGTGATATAATAAGACTTGTCTAGGGAGTTATTATATTGGCCCTCGGGTTAATAGGTAACATCTATATAATCGCTCTGCAGTTGCCGCTGCAGGGCGTTTGTTTAGTTACAGCACCTTTTACACGGTGCTAAACCAAGAGACTTTGCCTTTTCAATGTCAATTTGAATAGCATCCTGCATACCACTACATGATGGAATAGTGTGATACTTTGAACCAGATGCTTTATAATATACAAAATCCTTTTTAACAATATCAATATTTAATACTTTAGAAAGATATTCACTGTCATCAGGAAAAAGGGAGCAGTGACGATTGAGTTCATATTGAAGAGCGTTATTAAGTCGGTCAAAAGGTGTTGTGTATGATAACAAACTTAATATAAAAAGCAATTCACTAAAACCAGAGGTCATTAAACCATAATCCGCATGAAAAATCTCGTCTTTTCGCAGGGTATTGCGACTCTGATAGTTATAAATACGACCGCCATGCGCGGACATATTTCTGTAATCAATACAAATGAAAAGAGTATCCATCATAAGTTTTTTCATGGAATCATCGTAAATAAAATCGTAGTGGTTATGGTATAAATGGGATATCATTTCATTTTGCTCAGGAGTTTTAAAGAATCCGACAAAATTAACAATTGTAGTAAAATATACCCCCTTAAAGAGTATCCAAGGTGGAACATCACCATACTTTGACATATAGTGGTGTATTGGATCTTTATCTGAATACAATGCCTTTTTTATCTTTTCTAAAGTTTCAGAAAGTGTAAATCTCTTTTTTCTACGTTTCTTATTAGCATAATTCCTATAATTAAGATATTTTGCAGAGGCAGTACCGAATGATTTTGAAATTACATCGGCAGCAGCTTCTTTAATGAACTCTTCCAGATCCAGCATAGCGGCCATGACAGAGTTTCTCAGATTCTTATCTAAAATAAATAAAGATAAAATTTGCTCAAAAGTAACGCCATCCTTATAATATATAGAATCATTGTACCTGATTATGTATGGTTCTCTATAGCTTTTGATTAGGTTTGAATAACCATATCTCGAAAGAGCACTAATAGCAAAAGCCTCATCTGATATTATAAGATTTTGAGATTTTAATTTTTCTAGCTGACTATATACGTCAGTATAAGTTATTTGTTTATTCATTGTAAAATCCTCATAAACGCAAAAAAAGCCTTGGAATAAACCAAGACTAATTTTGCGACCGCACAGCAGTCATTCGCTAATTAGCTACATTATAGCATATGAATTAGTCTTGTCAAGTATTCATATTAAAAATAAGATTAAAATTTGCGCCGGCGCAAAACTGACTATTCATCATGTGATTTGCTTAATTCATCCATTAAACCTGACGTTATTATACCGGCCGGTAAGGCTACAACAGCAATTCCTAGGAAAGATGAAATCATAGTAATAATTTTTCCGATTGTAGTTACTGCATACACATCACCATAACCAACAGTGGTTAATGATATCGTAGCCCAATATAGGGCATCAAAATATGTTGGGAACGTTTCTGGCTCAACATTGATGATTACCAGAGCTGAAACCAGAATATATGTAATAGCCATGACCAATATGGTAATAAATGTCTCTTTTTGCTTTTTGAAAACATTACAAATCATAGTAATGCTTTTAGAATATCTAACTAACTTTAAAATCTTAAGTAATCGCAGAGATTTAAATAATCTAAAAATTTTTAGTAACTTAAAGCTGCTATTCAATAATGTTATTGATGGAAGAATGGACAATAAATCAATTATCGCCATTGGAGTTAGTGGATATAGTATAAATTTATTAAGCTTATTACTAAGCTTATCAGCTACGAACCACCGTAAAATATAATCAACAATAAAAATGATAACAGTTATCCTGTCAATTAATGTCATCCAGGATTGTTGTTTAACAAAAGCCAATGGAATAATGCTCATAATTATGACTGCAAACATAAATGTATCATAAATGGCATTTTGGTTAAGAATATTATATATTTTCTTTCGCATTGGAACTCCCTTCTACTTAATTTCATAGACTTAACATATATAAGGGCAGGATGCATGGGATAAAACTACCTGAATTCAATAATGTTTTTATTAATAATATATTTCAGGCCTCCTTTAGTGCGTCCCCTTTTGCAATATAGCCCAGCTCAATAAGCTCGTCGGCACGCTCCAGAAGCCGTTGCCTACCCTCTTCATTAAGCAGGTGGTACTTATCAAGAATTGTTTTATCATTATTATTGAGCGGAATCGAAGATTTTTCTTCCATCAGGTCAGATCTGCGACAACTAAATATCTTGCACATGGAATCTACTTTATCCATCCGAGGAGTCTTCGCACCCTTACACCAATTAGTAACAGACTGTGTACTGACTCCGAGACGTTTAGCCAAATCTGATTGTGTCATTTCGTGTATTCGAAGTTGACGTTTTAACTGCTTTGAAAAAATTTCGTTAAATTCTTGTTCTGAAATAATAATCATCCCCTTTCTTTAGTTGTATTATAAAACGTAAGTTGAAAAAAGACAAGCTAAAAAATAAAAAAATCAATTTTTAGTATTGACATCAACTAAAAGTTGATATATTATGAGGATGTAACAAAGATAGTCAATCAAGAAAGGAGCGTATTCAATTGGATAAGCTACAGATTAGTCTAGCGGCCGCTAGAGTAAACGCAAACATGACACAAGCTGATGTTGCGGAGAAAATGCATCTTAATAAGCAGACAATTGTCAACTGGGAAAACAATAGAATTATTCCGAAACCCGCCCAGCTTGAAATGATGAGCAGAATGTACAATATTCCTGTCGATAATATTTTTTTGCCCACTAAGTCAACTT